ATTGGCAATCGATGGCGAAACGGGACTCAATGGGGTTCATAAATTGTTGAAATTGTCGACCACCGTATCAACCACCAATATGCACCTGTTTGACAAAGATATGAAATTACACAAATATGGCGACGTTTCCGAAATCATTGATGCGTTTTATCCGGTGCGTATTGATACGTATCGTCGACGCAAAGCAGCGCTCTTGGCGGAATTGTCCAACAGGTTAATTCGTCTGTCGAATCGCGAGCGTTATATTTTGGCGATTTTGAGAGACGAAATCGATTTGCGTCGCAAGACCAATCAACAAGTGGATGAAATGCTCGAGGGTGCGTCCTACAGTCGTATTGACGGTGTATTCGACTATTTGACAAAGATGCCGATGAATTCCGTGACGGAAGAAAATGTGGCGAAAATTGTGCGCGAGAAAGCGGATACTACTGCGGAAATGGCGGTGTTGGAATCGAAAACACACGAGCGAATGTGGTTGGAAGAATTAGACCTGTTTGACAAAGAGTATGCATCCTACAGGGTTATTCGGGAACGTATCCAGTCAGAGGGAGTGGGCAATTCGAAGAAAGGGGGAGGTGGTGGTGGTGGAAGTGGCGATGCGAAGAAATCGAAACCCAAAATGGTGGTCAAACGAACTGTGAAACCTGCTGGTGCGTCTGCGGTGGTCACAAATACAATGGTTTGTGGTGGTGGAGGGGGGGTAGATATGTAAATATGGGATGTCTTGTGATGTGTGATGTGTTATGTAAACGGTTTGTTTGTTTGTATATACTGTATTTTTTTATGATTATTATATTTTTATAATATATAAAAAATATAATATGACATCGAAATACACCAAATATTTGAAAAAGAAACAAAGAATGAATAAAACAAAAAAAGGAGGTGTGTGGCCATTTTCGAGTAAAAAAGACAAAAACAAAGATGAACACAACGGTGAAACCAAAATGCCCGAAACTCCAAGTGAAGAAAAAACAGTAAATATTTTCCTTTCAGAAAATATTAGTATGCAATCAATTCCAAACAATTATAAACAAATCGGTATTTTACATTTAACTGATTCTGCCGCAATAAATGCGATACGTGATATAGGAACCGGATTTTTCAATGCATTTGGAAGTAAAGGATTTGATAATATAATTTATGACAATTTACGTAAAACTGTTTTTGATAAAGTAAAAGACACTTTAGTAAATGAACAAAAAGTATTCAATTTGCGTCTTGATTTTGAAGGAAACACACAAGGAACTACTATTTTCCTACACCTATATGGTGATTTATGCGAACCCATTACGGATGAAACCCCAGACCACGCCGAAAAATAACCCTGTAGGACAAACAGACTTATCACTCAATATGAATGAGAATGAGAAAGAAAATGAGAAAGAAATAAAATAAAAAAATACAACTTTCAAGACACTAAAACCACCGTTTTAGTTCCAATTGTTTGTATTGTCGGTCTACATGAATGGGCATATCCAATGGCATAACCAGACTCGATTGGTCCTGTGTATATTTTAGATACCCCATTGCCTCGCCATATACAGATGGAATCGCATAATCCAACACCAATTGATTGAGTTTTCGAATTTCGGCAGTTACATCGGGTAAGTATTCGACATATTGCAAAAAATAACTGCGCATAATCACCTTTAGTGCATCTATGTTTTGTGGCGGAATCACGATTTTGTTTCCCGACATGGCATACACACCCGCTCGTATTCCATTCTGCAAGATCTGGATATTCTCTTTAGAAAAATAGGCTTTAGAAAGGACACTGTCTTCCCAATCATTTCCCGACATGGCCGAACAATAACTCGTTGCCGTGTTTTTTATCGCAATTCGTTCTTGCATCTTAAAGAATGCATTTGGGTCGGGTTGTTGCGAAATGATATTGACACGACCATTATATTTGTCTTGGTCAATAATCGTATTTTTGGATGCATAAAGAGACATGTTATATTGTGTATTTAGATATACTTTTTGTACTTTTGTAAAAATACCCTAAATATTTAGCGAGTTTAGACTCTTTTTATATTTAGAAAATATAGTAACTATATATAATGGATAGTTTCTACATAATTGTTGCATGTGTCGCAATTGTCTTATTAATTCTTGTATTAACCGTGATTGGTCTTATGATGAGTAATCAAAACAGAATAGATGTGTATCCACCAAATAAATCCATATGTCCCGATTATTGGAAAGTGAATAGTAATGGAATGTGTATAGCAAATATTCAGGGTGGTCCAGGTACAAATGGATTACCAAGTAGTTATAATAATAATGTTGCTATTGCCAGAAGAGATAAGTCTTTGAAAAATATAAAAATAGAATCAGACGGTACCGGTTTATTAATTTATGACTTTTCTGGAAATACCGTTTGTGATAACAAAAAATGGGCAAATAATAACAATATTGAATGGGATGGTTATTCAAATGCAGTAACTTGTTAATTATACGATACGATAGGTTATCCTACAGGGTTATTGAATAGGATTGAATTTGATTATTATTTAGTATAAAATTAAATAATAACCCCACCCAAAATAACATTTGGGTAATATATATTATGCAACTTTTTTATAAATTGGTCATATATGTTGCTATTGCAATCTTAATACTTACGTTGGGATTTATTGCATTATATCATTCCTCTAAACCATCTGCATTTCCCCAATACTTATCTAAATGTCCCGATTACTGGATTCAAAATGAAGACGGAACCTGTAGTGTGGTTGTAGGTGGTTCCGGGTCAAATTCCTCTATCAATTCTCTGAAAGCCAATTATAATTATTTGACAGATAAACATTTAAGAAACATTAAAATTACACCTCCGTCGGAACTTGACAAACATTATAATCCTGATAGTCAGACATTTACATTTGATTTTAATCGGAATACGTGGTGTGATAATCGAAAATGGTGTCAAACAAATGATATTTTCTGGGATGGTGTTACCAATGTGCGTATACCCAATTTGAGTTGTTAAAATATGTGGTTTTGTCCTACAGGGTTATTTCGTGTTTGGTTTTTGGTTTTTGGTTTGATTCGCAGTGAGTGGTTGCGAGGGGGGGGGGAGGTGTCTGTACCGACATTATTTCCCCAATTTATTGAATTTGACCACTTCGGGTGCATCGTCATATGAATAATCCATATTGGCAAATGTGGTCGTCCATTGTTTCAAAGTAAATATATCGGATTCTTCGGGATTATACATTTCACTCATTGGATTTTTCAGAGAATAAATCTGTTTGCTCAAATCCATAATCTCGCGAAAATACACATTCATTCCATCTTTCAAAATAACGGGATTGGCATATGCACTCGTATAACTTTGCCGGTATTCTCCAATTATCCGGTCCATTTCTTCGAGTTTGTCATACAGGGTGATTGATTTCTCTTTGATCTTCTCTTCGGTTTCGCGATTGTGGTACATATCTTCGTATTTTTTGATTGCGTCTTCATACAACTCTTTTGTACTATAATAATCTTTAAGATCCGTTTTGAATTCCGATGTCGCCGTAGATTCCCCCAAATAATTAAACAGGACATCCAATTTGTGTTTGATGATTTTCTCTTTATATTCCGTCAAAAAGTGTTTGGTGGTTTCAATCGATGTCCATACATTCATATATTGTCCGGAAGATAGTTGGATGTTCAAATTACAGGGGTTTTTCGTATTTCCACAAATGGCGCTATGTATTCGGACACTTTCGGTGGATTTCAAATTGAAAATGGTTCCATTCGGCTGATTGCAATTTACACAAGGTGGACGAATCTCTGAAAGAATACGTTTGATTTTCGATTTAGGAGTATTTTTATCTTTGAGTTTGTAATATTCATTACGTTTCAATTTCGATACGGAGGTTTCGTATTTATATTTTAAACGGAAATATTGATTGAGTGCATCTGTATATTCGATTTTTTGATTGTGTTCATTGACATGTTTTGAATCAATCTTGACATTTCCTAAATTTTTATATATTTCTTGGAATTGCGTATTTTCCATTTCAAATGTTTTCAGAGAATCGGGAACGTGTTCAATCAAAAGATTGGGATTGTTGGAACAAATTAACACCTGTATTTTATCCGCCATTTGCAAATCCAATTTCCGGATTTCATTGTTGGAACAATACAATTCTCTGATTTTCGATGGAATATTTCGGATTTCAGTGAGATGATTGAAACTTACAACTATTTTTTTCATATGAATGGCGGATGATAAATCGGCGGTGGTCAAAAAGTTGGTCTTTAGTTCTAATGATTCGATATGTTCTATTGGCGAGGGCAATTCAATCAATAAATTGTTGGACACTATCAGAGATTTCACATTTTTAGGAATATTTTCAATACTGGTAATTTGTCCCTCTATAAATTCGAGCGTTTTCGTATTCCGAAATCCCTGTTTGTGCATAATCGCCAAGTCTAAATCTCCGTGTAGAGACTTGTCTATGACAATATGTTCGCGGTCTTTGTCTTCAATGGTTTCTAAAAAATCGGTAAATTGTTGTTGGGCAGTATTATTATTGTCAAATACATCGGTTCTCTGACTTGTCACAAAATCCATCTGTTTGATCTTATGTATTATAATACAGATATATTATTGTAATGGTATAATGAACCTTTTTGAGTGGGCGTTGGGTCGTGGGGGTGCGGGCATTTGTCCTACAGGGTTATTCTGTGTTTGGTCTGGGTCTGGACACACGCTCTCGTTTGTATGAATAAAATTGAAATCTTTTTAATTAGATTTGCAGCCAATAACCCTTTAAACAAATGATGCAAACAATGAACGTAACAACTACTTTGACCGAGACCTGTTTTGATAAAGTCGCACAACAGTTGAAAGAAGCAACTCAGCGTGCTCACGATGTGACGGATACTATTGAGGAAATAATGTGTATGATTGAGAAGATGGATGGTGATAGTGGCTCTGACGCCGCCACCGCCACCGCCACCTCCATGAAACGCTCTCTCGATTCCGCAATTGAACTCTTGGGAAGCAGACAGGACATTGTCTATATCAACACCAGCACCCAAAAATGGACAATGGCCGTGTTTGACGGTCACGGGAGAGACTTTTATCATTTGAACAACCAACCAAAAGGTAATAATATAATCTTAAAATATCTATATTCATTAATTGAGAGCAAGGAAATCGACGACTTTTTGGCCAAAGATTTCTTCAGTGAACAAGACAATCCGGCGGTGAGTCTACAAAAATACTTGGCGGAAAAATGTAGAGAAAACAATTTCAACGCGTTGGATTCAGGGGCAACAATGGTCGTTGCAACGGCCGAACATATTGGTTCAGAGATTCACGTCAACATTTTATCTGTAGGAGATTCTCAGTGTATTGTGCATTGCAATGGCGAATTGGTGTATGAGACCGTTCCACATTCATCCGACAATCCGGACGAAATCGACCGTTTACGCCGCGAAAACCGGCTAATGAATCCCGACAAACCGACCCATCCAGCAATTGGATTCGACCTCTTGGCAGAAACGATTATTTGTGGCAAATGGGGCAAATATGTGGATTTCAAGACAGGTGATAGAAACCACCAATTGTCATTGGCACCAACACAGAATTTGGGTCATCTCGAACGTATCGATAAAAACCAAATATATGATGATAAAGGTAATTGTGGTCTTGCGCCGTGTGTCAAACAGTTAATATTTTCGGAAACCGACGAAATCAATATCAAGTTGTTCAGTGATGGAGTTTCGGATGTGGTCAATGGCAAAATAGTGGCATCGGATGCGGAATTTTTGAAAACATCGGATGCGAAAGAAACCGTCGAACGCGCTTGCAGACGTTGGAAACAGAACTGGAAAGAATGTGGCCGATTCGAATATGAAAAATCGGTTCGTTTTGGAACACCGTTGGAATCGATATTCTACAACTTTGGGAAAACCGCCGATGATGTTTCGTGCGCATCTTGGACACAAACACGATTTGATACAAAAGAAAAAGAGTAAGTAAGGTAGGTAAGTAAATAAATATATATATGACAATTGTATTATAATCAAAAACAAAAAAAAATAGTAAGTAAGGTAGGTAAGTAAATAAATATATATGACAATTGTATTATAATCAAAAACAAAAAAAAATAGTAAATTAATTTTACTATTTTTTATTCCTAAATTTTTACGCAAAATGGATTTGTAAGACCTACCTATTTCCACTTCTACTTCCACTTCTACTTCTACTTCTACTTCTTTGGGGGGAGGGTATAGTATCATCAACCATGACTGATGCAACATTAATTGTTGTAAGCTTATTTTTTAAAATGTCTTTTTCGAGTTGGTCCGTTGTTAATTGTATTGCCGATTCTAATATTAATTTCATACCTTGAAGTCTTATTTGAATAATTTTCTTTTCTTTTAAAGTAGGTTCATTAAAAAATTTTGATATATCATTCATTAAATTTGTAACTTCTGTATTAATATCATCCTTCAGTCCACCTTTAGTTCGTCTTGTATTTCTTTTTCTGCGATTGTTCAGAGAACGTGAATTGCGATAACTTTTTACCATTATATTATATATTATATATATATATTATTTTTTATCCAAAAATATATACAAATAAAACCCAAACAAAAACATAATATAATAGTATATGAAATCCTTTATTATAAAACATAAATTATCTGTTTCAATTTCCATATTTTTAATTCTATTTTCTCTGATTCATTATACAAAACCCGCGCTTTTATATAATACGGATGGAGGATATCGCCCTTTTGGATTAGGCTATAAACACAAAACAGTTATTCCTATATGGATGGTGGCGATTATATTAGCCATTTTTTCCTATTTAGGCGTTGTTGCGTATATCATGCATGGTTAAACTCCCATTTCGTTGTCCATTTTTTTACAAAATAATCGTATAATTCATATTCGTATTCGTATTTGAATTATACATATGAATCTAAATCAAGAACCGCCTAAATTAATAGAGAATAATATGCGTCAATATTTATCCAGTTCTCTGAAAGTTTCGCATAATAATCGCGTATCTGCCTATTTGACTACTTTGAATATAGGGATATTTGTGGGATTTATAGTCGTCGTTTCAATTACATTATATTTGTGTAGGAAAACACGGAAGTCACCCGAAGAAGAACAAGAAAAACGTATCAGAGAACAAGAGTATATTTTGTCAAAAATACGATTCTATCAACAACACCAACAGCATATCAATCAATCCAATATCACGAATTTACCAATGTTTGAACCCAAAATAACGGTATAGTATGGTGTATGGTGTATATGTGGTGCAATATAATATAATCTAATTAAAATATAAAAGGATGGAATGTCTTAGTCTTTCAATTGATACTGAACGTAAAGACCCAAAGGATAAAAACGTAAGTCTTACAGAATATTTAGAGAAAAAAAATTGGAGTACAGAACATAAAACATTATTTGAATCAATATATAATAAAATAGAAAATAATGTTTTAAATACTCAAAAAAGTATTTTATCGAAGTATAAAAGTAGAGAATTGATACAAACAAAGCGTCCTAGTGAATATTCATTGAGTAGTGATTTTCCTAATTTTAATTTGCCAGAAATTGATGTTTATAAATATAAAGAAAAAGATAAAACGTATATAATTAAAGTATTTCATTATTTTTGTAAAAGTGTAATTATAAGCCATAGTAAAGGAAGCAGTCGAAGCAGTAGTAAAGAAAGTAGTATAAGTAGTAGAAGAGGAAGAAGTAGAGAAAGAAAAAGTAGTAGAGAAAGAAAAAGTAGTAGAGAAAGAAGAAGTAGTAGAGAAAGAAGAAGAAGTAGTAGTAAAACAATAAGTAGTAGAAAAAGAAAAAGTAGTAAAAAAACTATTAGAAAACATACTATAGAAAATAGTGAATTTAGTAGCAAACTAATACAACAAATGTTATATGTTACCAAAGAGATTTTTATGCAAAGGACTGCATATGATATATTGTATAATAGTACATTTAAAGATACGCATAGTGATATACAGAAATTGTTCAAAATTCCAAACATAAGAATTGAAAAAACCAGTAATATGGAAACAGTTATAACGATGGAATATTTAGAACCAATTAAACCCGAAACTGCAATATCTATAGTAAGTAAAAACACAAACTTATGGTTTTCAAATATGTATTTTTTCTTTGAACATTTACGAAAATACGGATTTTATCATAATGATACCGCATATAGAAATGTATATTTTACTAAAGATAATCGTAAATTGGCAGTAGCAGTGATTGATTTTGGTGAATCCGAAATAAATATTAATGAAGAACTTAAAACACAATATGACCCAGCGGATGTAACAGAAAGAGGAAGACCTCAACATACAGGATTATCATTAATTGGTGATAATATCGGGTTCAGACATATGAACCGTGAAGAATTTATAGAATGGATGGAAGGAACATTTAAAAATAATTATACAAATTTCATATATGGCGGCATTTATGGCGGAACAAAAGACGTCTAACGTTTCGGAGTAACCGGAGATAAAAATTTCCTTTTGGACACATCATCAAACGGGTCTTCCGAACTGTTTGTCGCATCCACTGGCTGTTTATTGCCACCACCACAAAATGTCAAACAGTTACTGGGTTTACCGGTATGTGAAACGTGCGAATTTCCCTTTTTGTAAGAGAAATATTTAATCGTATATTCGTATGTGATCTTGCGACTATATTCACGCCCACATTGGATTCCTAAATATACATTTAGGACATCAGTTAAACGGCTGGTTACATTATTGTAATCATTGAAACTGGACGAATAATTATCAAATGTAACCCCGGAAAATCGTTTGTTGATGAGTTCGCGCATTTTCCGGGAATATTTATCCATATCGCCGAATTCGTTCTTTATTTGCACTTCGGTCCATTCTTTGTCGTCAAACAGGTTACGTTGCATCATTTCGTCCATTTTGGATTGTTGGACTTCGCCTTGCGCCTGGGATTTCGTAGCAGTGGTCATACAGGTTATATCACACGTGGTATTGATAGATTCGCGAAAATATACGGATTTCGCATTCAGTTTGCCCAGTATACGAACCAGTTGATTGCGTTCGTGTTCGAATTTCTCTATATGATAATCTTGTTCTTCGACATAATAATACTGTAGATCGGGGTCTTCCATATCATCCTCTTCCAAGAGTTTGACATATGTCTTGTAGGGTTGTGGGGGTTTATTGAAATTGTATTTGGCAATGGCTTTGCTGTCTCCTATATGGATAATTTCCACATCTTTGGACATTTGATTCGAATTGTATTTGGCAATTTCCCAAGTGTCGCATATACTACAGGTGTTTGTATTTGTTGGGGGAGTATTGAGGAAAAAAATGAATTGTGGATAATGATATATGTGGGTGTCGGCGAATTCGTATGATTCAGAGGCGGTTGTCATATATATAATATTATATTATTTAGGTAGAATTGGTTGGGTGTATGTGGAGTTTTTGTAAATTATATATATATATATATATATATATATATATATATAATGGCTGACAAAGTTGACAAAGTTGTTGTAGTTGCGAGTTATAATATGAGTTTTATGAGTGATAAAACAGATCCATTAAAAGCCCAATCAACACAACGTGCAAGTGAAGCTACATTTTTGCGACGAGCTTTAAATGAATCAGAAAAAATTATAATTCCGAGTGATTTAGAAAGACAATACGCATTAAATATAACAGAATATATACCCAAACCAAAAACATGGGTGGATAATATATTTCATAAATCCTACATCAAACAAAATGAAAAAAAAAAAAAAAAAAAAAAAAAAAAAAAAAAAAAAAAAAAAAAAAAAAAAAAAAAAAAAAAAAAAAAAAAAAAA